GCCGGCACTAAGGTAGCTGCTGCGGCCTACTCTGGCGCAACGCTGAATGCTGGCTCCTACCAGTACGGCCCGGCGACCGGTGTTGTGGCGACCAACTTCAAGGTCGAGCGCATTACCAATGCGGCCACTACGCAGGTCGTGTCCGTGGCTGCTGCATCCCTGACCGCCGGTTCCGACAACAACGGCGGTGCTGGTTTCATCATCGGCGATGCAGGCGGCGATAATGCCGTGTCCAGCCTGAAGTACCGCGTCACTGCCACCCACGGCGCAGGTGTGACCGCAAAGGATAATCTCGGCGCTGCGTCCAGCCCGGCGGTTGCCATTGCGGCAGGCACCAAGACCAAGGACACCGGGGCCTACACCCCGTTCCGTAATACGTTCTATGGCACGTCTACCGGCAAGCCTGCTCTGGACAGCGCGGCCATCCGCGCACTGGGTAAAACCGGCAAGGCATACGCCGCTGGTACGCTGACCCTGAATGTTCCTGCCGGTACGCAGCGCGTCGCCATCGCCTGCATTGCTACCGCAAAGGGCGTCACCAAGGTCATCAACGAAACCGCCATGAACGCAGATGTCACCAGCACCTTCGTGAAGTCCACCGTCCCCGTTGAGGGCGCAAACGGCTATGCAGCGAAGGACTATAACGTCTGGGTCTTTGAGCCTGCCGTTGCTTATGGCAACGCCGCAGTCCTCAAGGTAACGCTGGGCTAAGAGGGGAGGAACTGAACATGGCTGTGAACAATACCGCAAAGACCTACTCCAACATGGAGTTCCCCCTGAGCATGAAGCGTCAGGACGCTTTTTCTCTTGACCCTACCTGCGTGTGGCCGTCTATGGCTGACGCGCAGAACTATGCGAAGACGAACCCGACCGCCTACATCGGTCAGGTCCTCTCCGTGGTCGTGGACGGGGTTGCCACCTCGTACACCATCCAGAATGCCGCCGGTGATCTCGCCCCGCTGGGCGCTGCATCGGTTGACATCGCAACCGATTCTGAGGTGAGCGAAATGCTGAGTGAAGTATTTTCCACCGATAACGCCTGATAAAGATATGGAGGAATGAACGATATGGCATACAATGAGGAAAAGCTGGACCGCCTGAAGCACCTGAAGCAGCTCGCACAGAAAGCTAAGGCTGAGAGCGACGCTGTTGCTACTCGTGTTAAGGCTCTGGAAGATGCTGGCGCACAGGCCAACGTGCTGGAGACCATTAAGGTCAACGGCGTGGTGCAGAGCATCGAGGATAAGGCTGTGGACATCAAGGTTCCCGGCTACACTGTGGAGAAGTCTGAGAAGTCCGGCGACTATGCTGCTGTCTACCAGCTCATGAAGGATGGCGTTGCCGTTGGCGCGGCTATCAACATTCCGAAGGATATGGTGGTTAAGTCTGGCTCTGTTGTGACCAACCCCACCGGCCAGCCCAAAGGCACTTATATCAAGCTGGTTCTGGCAAATGCCACCAACGACACCCTGTACATTGATGTCGGCGGCCTGATCGAGTACGTTACCTCCGGCTCTGCTGCGGGTGATATGGTTGTCATCGCCATTGATGAGCAGACTCATAAGGTCACCGCATCTATCACCGACGGCGCAATCACTAAGGCAAAGCTGGAGACCGAGGTGCAGACCGCCCTGAACAAGGCCCATGAGCACGCCAACAAGGCGCTGCTGGACACCTACGACCAGACCAACGCCAACATCAAGGATGCCGTCAGCAAGAAGCACTCTCACGCCAATGCGGCCGAGCTGGACAAGATCGCTACCGGCGATAAGGAAAAGTGGGACGCCACCTCCACCAAGGTTGAAGGTATTGCTGAGGGCGCTACCAAGGTCGAGGCCAGCACCACCGAAGGCAATATTAAGATCAATGGCGTGGAGATCGCGGTCGTTACCATCGCCACCGACGCTGAGGTCACTGAGATGCTGACCGAGGTCTTTGGCGCAACCGCCTGATAACCCATAAGTAAGAATGCAGCGGCAGGGGAATGGACTCCTGCCGCTGTTATTTTTGGAAAGGAAAGCGAACATGAGCGACAAACTCAACACGCTTGAAGCGCTTAGGCTTGCTTCTCTGAAGGCAAAGGGTTACACGGCAGAACAGATTGCAGCGCTGTCTTCTGCGATGGAAGACATCATCAAGGACATCAACGATTCTCTGAAGACCTGCGAAGATCATGTACAGTCGGCTCATGCTCCCGCCAATGCGGAAGAAAACGTCATCGTCAGCATCCAGCGGAACGGGCAGGCAATCCCTCCCGACAACAAGGTCGTGAACATCGTGGTGCCGACCAAGACATCCGCTCTGGAAAACGACTCCGGCTATGCTACGACGGATGAAGTTGAGGAAAAGGTCAACGGGGCCGGGCATCTGAAAGCCGTCCCTGTGGACGCTCTCCCTGCGCCCAGTGAAGCCAACGCTGACACCATCTATTTCCTTCGCAAGAACAACAGTGAAGCTGGGAAGCAGTACAGAGCGTACAAGCTCATCCACGGCATCTTTGAGATCGTCGGCTCTGCTGAGGTGGACCTCACCAGCTATGCTACACGGGAAAGTGTGGCAAAGGCGGATGATGACCTCATCAAGGGCATTTACAACAACATGACCGCAAGCAGCGAGAAGTATCTGGGCAGTGGGAACCTGCTGCTGTTCTGGACGCTTCTGAAAAGCCTGCTCAATGGCCATGAATCCAGTATCAACGACC